ATTCCGCAACGCGAGAGACTATATCTGTAATTGACGGAAGCTCTATCAATCTCTTCTGAACTTGCAGAGTTTGATCGTCGTCTATCGTGGCCTCAGCGCTTATGTCGTCTGTTGCATAGACCGTATTAGATAAAGACTTGCTAAACGATCTAGCGGCAACATCAGTTATCTCAGAAGAGTCGGATATTGACTTGCCAGAACTCAGAATTGCCTGGTCAATCGAGGCAACGCTTTCCTGCTCGGCTTTAGCTACATCAAGCCGCGCTGAATCGCTAGAATCTACCGTGTCTACTGGCTGCTTGCCAAACAGAATCGCAATAGCGTCTGCAATAGCGGCTAGGTCTATAGCAGTAACGCCCTTGCCAAACGCTCCTATGAGCAGTTCAGCAGCAGCTAATAGCCTATTAGACGCAGCTTTAAGAACAAGTCTTTGTTGCTTGACTCGAAACTTTGCCATTAAAAGTCTTCTCTAACAGTGAAATCTAGTTCTTCAAAGATTGTTTCAATAGTGCCATCGCTAAAGGTAATCTCAATTTCACCCACATAATCGCCAGCCGTAATATCAAGCGCGGCCGTGTTAAAGGCAAACTGGCATATACCAGCCTCTTGATCTTCTGTAAGTGAAGTAAACGAGTCTATTGTCGCCAAAACATTAGCTGTATTGCGCTTCTTAAACTTAAGCCTTGGTGTCGCGCTAGACAGATCAACCGCTGCTCCAGTATCGCTACGAGTGATAGTAGCCTTAACCTGAGAGCCATTATCGCCATGGACTAGATAGAATGTACTCATAGTATTATCCGAGTATGCGCCAAATAGGCATTATAGCATTTAAGGGTATTTGACCATTCCGATCTCGCGCTCCTTGTCTTGCAGGGTCTGGTCATGCGCGTTCTTCAGATTAGTTAGGAAATCCTCTCCTCCGTGAGACTCGATTACCCAGCCAGCCACGGTATCTATGTCTAGGTTGTCAACGTCTATAAAAGACTCGGCAGATACGTTGTCAGTATCTAATATAGCTTCTAGCCGACCTTCCGAAGAGGCTCCGTTCCTGGAGAATACAGTGCGTAACTGAACCTTTCCAACTACGTTAGTCAGGTTGTTTTTCTGCGGATATACATATAAAGCTATGATTTCGTAGGTTACATCAATCATGCTGTCGCCCCATAAAAGTCGTTTAATGAGATTGTTCCCGAGGTGGGAACACCTGTATTTATGTTAGTTGTTTCTGTTGTGGTTGTAGTTGTAGTAGTTGTTTCTTGTCTACGAATAGGAAAAACACTAACAATTATGTCGCCTAAATCAATCCCAGTATTTGTTGGGCTTGCATTTCTAATATAAGTCCATCCGTCAGTATGCGTATAAGAATTAGTATTATTAAAAGAAGCGTCAGTAAATTGTACTAACTCTACATTATTCCAATATAGGTAATTGGTATAAGGCGAACTTTCATCTTGAACCCATCCATATAACGGACTTACTAAACTATATTCGTAATTGCTAGTTCCAGGGCCAGGTTCATAAGTTGTAGTAGTCGTAGTAGTGGTGGTAGTAGTAGTTTCCGTAGCAGGGACAAGCCCACCACCACGGTAGAACTCGCTAAGAGAAGACGACCCAGAGTCTCCAAACTCTACTCTAAGGTCATTGATGCTTATAGTGCCGCTAACTGGAAGAGCCACTCTTTAGCACCTCTATCTCCTGCTTTAACTCCTTGATAGCCTCGACTAGCAAGCCCACTAAGTTGCCATAGGCTAGGGTCAATGTGCCGTCCTCTGCGTAGCCTACAGCTTCTGGTAGAACCTTAAGGACATCTTGCGCTATAAGGCCAGTTTGACTCTCACCTGTGTCTATCCTGTCAAAAGTATAGCCAGTTAATGCCTGTACCTTCTCTACCGGGTTGGCTATCTCTAAGAGATTCTCTTTCAGCTTTGCGTCAGAATACGCTGTAACATTACCGCCAGCCGTGATACTGCCGTCAACAACCCAGTTACCATCAATAAATCCTGTGCCATCTGACTGCAGAGTCATACCAGACGAGCCGTAACCGCCACCGATGTTTACACTGCCGTTTAGATTGCTTGTGCCTGATGCAGTGAATGTGCTTCCAGCAGATAAAGTGCTGCTAAATGTTCCTGCGCCTGTGACAGTTAAGGTATTCTGAACCCTGAAGCTGCCTGTCATATCATTAGCAAAGCCAGAAAGACTGCCTATTTGTAAAGAGCCACCATTGCCAGCAGTAAATAAAGCGTAAGAAGCTGTGCCAAGTGTACATTGAGCGCCATTTCCTGAGTTAGACCTAAAGAACCCAGCGCCACCACCTAGCGCACCGCCAGTTCCGATAACTCCAAATCCGTAAGTAGACTCTCCTGCTATTCCAGAAGTAGCAGCAGCAGTTGCTCTTCCTCCTACTACAACTGGAAGCCCTTCAAAGGTCTGTCCGTCTCCTAAGTAAAATGTTCTGCCCGTTGCTACTGTTCCAGAGCCAGACTGTATACTGTTGATAGTTAATGTATTTGCTGTAATCTTGCCGCCGTCAATAGCGGTTACATTGTTATCAATACCGTCTTCTATGTTGGTGAAGGTAATTAACCCGTCGAAGTTCTGCCACTCAAATACATTGCTCTTGGTGATCGTCTGAGTGCCGCCAAAGGTAGCCTCTGATACAGCGTATCTGACAGCCCAGAATGACTTACCTTCTTCTGGAGTCGGCACAGAGACAGCGGTTGCCCAGCCAGACGTAATAGTGCTGAACTCTCCAGTGATAAAGTTAAACCCACTAAGCGTAGGCGAGCTAGGCGCAGAAGTCGTTGCTATGCTGTAGTAGACATAACCGCTTGCGCTTCTAGTGCCATCCGCTCCAGCAGTAGGATCAACAAGAGTAGTCGCAGAAGCTCCCGCGCTAAACGCAGACTCATTGCCGCTAAAGTCTACTGTCTTGAGGTAGTAGTATCTAATCTGAGACTCAGGAAGACCGCCCTCGACGAACGTATCACCAGAGATACTACCTATCAAAGTCGCAGAACCAGAGCCAGAGCTATTCCCTGCGTACACATCTACCTTAGCTAGGTCTTTATCCGTAGGGTTAGTCCAAGAAACAGTGTTATAGCGATATCCAGCAGCAGCAGTGACGCTAGTCGCAACGCCAGGAGCAGCTACATCGCCATTCACCGTAAAGGTCGTAGAAGTAAACGCGCCCTTCACGTTCAGCGAGTTAATAGCCCTGATACGAATGGTAACGCTTATACCTACCTCAGCGTTGTAAAACTCGTACTTATTAACACTGGTAAAGATGCTCTTAAACTCAGTATCTGCCTCAGCCGTCAGTTTGTACTGTATCTCGTACTGATTCACCAATCGGTCATAGGAGCTATCCCACTCAATAAAACCAGTAGGAATGACAGTGCCATCGCTTCCTAGAGTAGTCGTCTCGGTAACCGTGATGTTAGACACTACACCAACGGTAAACGGGTCTGGCAGGTTAGTGTCCGGGTAAGTAGTCTGCTCTGTGCCTTCTTCCCAAGTGTAGATAGTTGAGTCGTACTCAAGCAGGTTCAGACTGACCGTACCGTCCTCGTTCAACTGCATTTGAGTCACTTGGAACGGTTTAGCAGTCCAGCCTGGCGTTGGATGAGTGATACTAACCACATCCGCTATCTCTAGCTGTAGAGCCTCAGAGGTAGTCTTGATCGAGCAGGTAAGCGCGTTCCTAGACCGCAGGACTAACACCCTAGCTAGGTCTCTGGCTTGGTAGTAATTAGTAATAGTGTCTAGGTCTATGTCTTCCTGTAGAAGTACCCCACCGTCCGCAGCAAGGAACGCAGTCTCTTCAGTAGACCCAGCAGGAGGCCAGATAGCCGTGTCAGGTTGCCAGTTAGTTTCTGGGTTAGGGAATTTCACAGAGACACGGTTCAGCTTCTCGTCTTTACTCTCACCAGTAATTACTATGCCGCCAATAATCTCGTCTTTGGTGAAGGTAAACTGACTAGCACTAGACCCATCAATCTTTAATCTATACTCACCCTGAGAGTAGGGCAGGAAGCCACGGCAGCCTAGAAGTAGGATATTTAGGTTGTCGAACAAGGTCTTAGAGGTATCTAGGACAGCGTTGCAGGTAAATAGCTTACCTGAGCCACCGCCATCATACTCAGTCACAGACTCATCACAGTCGTCCGCAGCAGCTTCTATCGCGTCATCGTCTATGGCGCTGAGTGGTATGCCTTTGCCGTATCTAGTATTAGTGAGGTAGTCACGAATAGCTAAAGCTGGGTTATCAGACCACGCAGTCGTAGAGGTTCTAGGGTCGTAGACCTTCTTGCCCTTTACCAAAGCTGTGATTTCAGGAATACCTGAGAAAGCCTCTTCGTCCCAAGTAAACCGAAGACCTAAGAACGCTACGCCTCTAAGTCTATGGTCAGCCGTCCAGAACTCGTTTGCTTCACGCAGCCAAGCCGTATCTGGCATTGTCTGAGCGTCAGTGCCTAAGTATGCGTCATAGCTAACAAGACCAGAGTACTTAGAGTCGCTAATAGGCAGGTCGTCTATGTAAACGTCAGTAATGCTTTCTACTTCACCTTCAGCAAGGACTAGGGCAACGTAAAGGTATTCGTTAGTAGGAGTAGACGTAGTTGTATCGTAGGTATCGGTGTCGGGATGATAGCCGCTGTACCAATCCTCTTGGCCTCCTACTGTCCTGTATGTTCCGTCAGTGGAAACGAACACACGAACACCGCCAACCCTGCGCTCGCCATAGATTACAGGTATCTGCTCGACGTTAGACTCTTTGTTGACTAGGACGCCAGCTTGCTCGTCATTAGGGCGCTTAGCTGCCTTCTGAGCCTTCTTAGCCGCTGTGTAAGACGCAACAGCAGTAGCCGCAGTAAGACCACCAATAATCCAAGGTATTAACGCTAGAAAGCCAGCCACTAATTCTTACCCCACTTTATATCTTTGGTTGAATCAGCGGCATAATCGAAGCCTTTGTCGCCAGCAAAGTATATCTGCTGAGTATTACTATTAGTCTTGCGACCGTTAGTCTTGTCGAAGTCCTTCCAGTGACTAGCCACCTCAACTGCGACCGTACTCGTGTCGTCTGTGTCAGTGATCCCGTAGCCTGTAATTCTACCATCGAATATTAGTATCGGTTCGCCTATTACAGCATCTGCATTAGTTAATACCGCAGTCCAGATTCGCGTCCTGACATCGATGTAGTCATTAGTAAGGAATAGAGCGACAAAGGTCTGACTAACACCAGAGAAGGTAAGATTTAGGGAGTTGATCTGTAGCTCAGAGCTTTCTGATACCTGGTCAATCTCTAGTAGGTCAGAGCTGCTTAAGAAGGTCGTGCTAAGGGCTGAGACGTTCCTAGCCCAGTTGGTCACCTTGATAGGCGTATCGAAGTCTATCTGTACCAGCGTAGCCATATTGAGGTTGTCGCCTGACAACGCAGTAATGGTCGCCGCATCTATTTGACGGGTCATATAGCCTCAATGAAGTCTACTTCATACGAAGAATGGAGGTCTGTAGCAATGGAAAACTCTTGTACGTCATTAGCCAAGCGTACGGTAAATGGTACGTTATCGTATGTGATAACCTCATTATCCAACACCGCAGAGACTAGAGCTGGCTGAAAGCTAAGTGTACCTGCCCCTGCTCGGTCAGCCGTAGCCCAGTAGACTTTGTTGTGATTGGCGAACTTGAACACATCGCCCACGTTAAGAGTGCCTGTGAGGCCGTCTACAGCGATTGACGTATCACCTATGCTGCCAGCCGCGCTTGATAGCATCGTGCCTGAGACAGTCCCGTTGGCGCTAGATATCTCTGGTAACACGATAGTGAAGGTCTCTGCCATTCCCCTCTGAGCCATGACAAAGCCAATCACCGGGGCGAACTCGCTTCTACTCATCGGAGGGTAGACCGCAGAGAAACCGAACCTCTGACCGCCAATGTTCCTGACCTGCATACGCCCTGAGATAGTCTGGGACGACAGGTTGAAGAACTCGCTGCGGAAGTTCATCGAGGTGAATACTGGGCTGGTTGGGTATGTTCCGCTCATGCTAGTGACGCTCGACCACGATTGTTAATCGCCTGGTTAATGATGTTGACCAACTGGCCTCGGCGCTTGTACAGCAGCTCGTCAAAGCCCTTAGTGTCATTGGCTGTAATGTTCACGTTTACGGTCATTCCTGCGCCTTGACCCTTAGTATGGTCAATAACGGTTTCATTGGGGTGAAGGATAGCAGGGAAACCACCCTTACCGTCTATACCGCCAGTGCGCGAACCCATGCCTGTAAATCCACCGCCCTCGAACGAGCCTTGGAAGGTTTGCGCTTTGATATTAGCTACGTTCGCCATACCAGCCGCCACCGTAGTCGCTGCTAGAGCAATACCAACTGGCCCTGGATAAGTAGCTAAGGCTAGAGTCGCGCCTTGGTAAGTATTCATCAAGGCCTGAGCTATCTTTACGCCCTTATCTATCTGGAAGCCTTTCTTGGAATACTTAGCTAGTTCTGATGTTTGTGTAGCGAATGCGTTAATTTTGTCTTGGTTTTGAGACTCTGCTAGTTTTGCCTGTTGTTTTTGCCCAAAGGCTTGCGCCTTTTGAAAGAATGTTAGCTCTTTGGTCTTTTTTATTTGCTCATCAGCGCCATTGATAACAATTGCATTCATTCTTTCGTATTCTTCAAGATATGCTGTTATTTGCTCTGAAGGCAAAGGCTCGTCACGCAAAGCTCTAAAAGCAATTCTAGCTTCAGCAGCCGCTACTTTAATATCTGTAGCGAAGTCAGCTAATGGATTAGTAATAGGGTCAATGCCAAGAACGCTAACAAGAGAATTATAAGTATCAATGAATGACTGCATAGCACTATTAAGAGTGCTGATTATCACATCAGTTACTGTCAAAGCAGTTGCTTTTAATATGTGATAAGCAAGGTCTAGTCCCCGAAGGGTATCAAGAAAGAACCCGAACACTTTAATAACACTGTGGGCTGCTGATATAGCTGTTTTTTGGAAAGTGTTTGCGCCATATCCTGCGTCTGAGAAGCCTGTAAAGATGCCCTGAATCACTGGCAACAACTCAGCAGTAAAGACAGTAGCAGCAGCAGAACCCGAAAACTTCATGCGAGTTATCTCGTCGTTCATGTCCTCGAAACGCTTGGCCTCAATATTTGTAAGGACAATCCCTAGCTCGTTGGCTTCCCTAGCCATTTCCCTAAGACCTTCCGAGCCTATTGCCAAGGTATTAACCAAAGCAACACCCTCAGAGTCAAAGAGCTTCATCGCTAGACGTACTTTGTCTGCTTCGCCCTCTACTTGCCCAAAAGAGTCCGCTAAGACTGCCATCTGCTGATCAAGAGGCATCTTCTCTAGCTTGCCAGCATTGATTCCTAGCTCTTGGAGTGCGCCTTTAGCCTCGCCAAACCCACCCGCAGCCTCAGAGACACGACGAGTCAAACGCTGCATCGCCATGTCCATAGTGCCAGCAGATACGCCAGTAATCTCGGCTGCGTATTGGAGTTCTTGCAAGGTCGCAACAGTAGTACCCAGCTTTCTAGCTGTCTTGGCTACGTTGTCTATTTTTCCGACTTGCTTAGATAAAGCAAAGCCCATAGCGCCAATGGCAGCAGCCGCCCCTGCTGCAGCAGTAGCGATGCCTTTTGCCATTTGAACACTTGCAGAAGAGACTTTCTTAAGACTATTACGAACCTTGTTAAAGGCTTGCTGGGTCTTATCAAATGCCGAGATGGTAATTTTAACGTTTTGATTTGCCATTCTTCATCTCGAAATAAGTTATCCAGCCTTGGAACTCGATGACTTCCATCTGCATTATCTCCGAGACTGTCTTATGTAGAGTCTCCGCTAGGAAATAACAGAATCGCAGGTCGCCATCGCTCGTTAGTTTTTTGCTACGTCCTCGTCGCTTGGAGTGTTATCACTGATGGTCGTGATAATACGAGACAGAACGTCTGGGTCTACAGATCGCAGCAGTTCATTCTTCTCAGCCTTCCTGAATACAGGATTTCCTTCTTCGTCAATTAGACGGTAGATTAGGGTAAGAGCCATTGCTTCGGCGCTTTTGCCAGCGTTGCTCAGTTCCATGATCTCGCCTAACTTGGCTAGAGAGATTGAAGGCTTGGCGTACAAAGTAGAGTCCCACTCTGGGACTTCTACCTTGATCGGTTCTTGATTGATAATATTGGTGTAATGCTTTTTAGCCTTATCCAATACGCTCATATTAAGCCACCGTAGTGCTAGTGAGTGCGCCTGTACCCTGTAGGCTGATAGAGCCTTCAAGCATACCGTCGAAGCTCGCGCTTAGGTTGTTAGCTGTGACAATCGCTAAACCTGTCTTGTACGAATCGCCAGAAGTCTCGCCTTCGTAATAGACGTTCAGAGTTACCTCAGAGCCTACAGTCAACGCGCCCTGACCAGTTGAGTCACTTTCGTCAATATAAACATCTGCGCTCGCAGTCCAGCTTTTAAGGCTAGGCTTGTGAGTGCGATAAGTGTCGCCCATTGAAGTATCTTCAACAGTGTCACCCGTTTCTTCGATTGAATAAGAGCGAACCTCAGCAATAGCATTCGCTCCGACCTTGATTGTACCTTCGTTACCAGTATGAGTAGCCATGCTAAACCTCGTCTTCTTCAGTTAATTCAACAGTTTCTATCTTCTTTGCCTTCTTAGGCGCTGCTGGCTTTTCTTCTAGCCAGCCTTTCTTCTTCAATGATTCTAGCTGATCTTTCCAGACTGTGATTTCTTCACCGCCTTGAAATACTTTAACTCGATTGCTCATAACTACCTCGCAGTCTCTGCGTCAGATTCTTGCGTAGAGTATAAGACCTGAACCGTAAATATAGCAGAAGCAACTGGAATGTCACCATCTCCGCTGTATTCCGCTTCAAACGCTGTAACCTTGGTATCTTTAGCAAAGCCACCTCGTGTCAGGTCAGTGTATAAGGCTTCCTCAATCTCAACCGCTATAGTGTCAATCTGTGAGTCGTAATCAGATAGAGCCTGAACATAAGCCTCGATTATAACATTTAATTGTCTTAGGAGCGTTCTAGGTCGGACATTTGTCGCGTAGTCTATTTCCTCTGACTTGGTGTATACCGTAAGTCCTGGCAGCTTGTTAGCCGCCAAAGGATAGACCCTAGACCTGTAGACGTTGCTACCAGTGGTAGTCAGCCCAGTAATCGTGGTGACTAGGTTGTCACGAATAGACTTGCGAACGTGGCTCACTGCTTCTCCAGCATCATTTCGGTCATACCAGTGCCGTCAGGCATGATGACTCGTATCTTATAAGCTACATCCCCGACTTCTAGGTCGTCGCCTTCAGTGACATCTAATACGTCAAATGAGCGACAGTAAAACCGAGGTCTAGTTATCGCAAAGTCCATAGTGCCGCCAGCATTAACAGACTCGTAGTCGTTATCAAAGACACCACGAACCGTCTTATGCGAACTACTAGCAGGGTCGAATATGGCATCAACGCCAAAGTCTGCCAGTAATAAAGCTCTGTCTGCTGCGGTTTCTACTGTCACTTACGTCCTCGGCGCTTTGGCTGCTCAACAGAGGTCTCTAAACCTACTGATCGATCAACCTTAATTTCTGGCTCACGGGCAGGGATAATACGCCCCATGCCTAATAGCCCATTTACATCTTCTACTACTTCTACTACGTCACCTTTAGCCCGAGCTACTCGGTCGATTACGCAGTTCTTCAAGACTTCGTATTTCATACGATCTCCTAAAGTTCAGGGAGGCCGAAGCCCCCCGTCCCTATTGATCTTAGCCGTCGTTACCGAAAGCGAAGCTCACAGCATGACGTACTGCTACGTCTACACTCTGCAAGGCAACTACACGGATAGTACCAGTAGTTGATGCAGTGTATGGGTCTACTACGATGTCTAGGCCACCAAACATACCGATCAGGAGGTCAGAGAAGTTACCGAAGTAAAGGTTACCAGCAGTCGCTTGGTTAGAAACGATTGCGCGGTAGCCATTCATAGTGCCACCTGGCTCAATGACAAACTGAGCTGTGCCAGAGGCTTTCTCAGTAGTCTTGAGTGCGCCGTACATACCCGCAGGGAGAATGTATGACAGGTTGCCAGAAAGCGCGTTGTCTTCAGCGATTGCGGTCTCAAGTGTAACCACCTCAGCGAAGGTTGGGTTAGTATTAGCAAAATCAGTAACAGTATTAACACCAGAAGTGCTAAGAATGCCTGTAGGCGCTCCACCAGTACCCGCACCCTCGAGGCCAGCCTTATCAATAGTAAGAGCCATAGCCGATGTGAGGTCGTTACGAATAAGAGCCTCAACGTCCAAAGAGCTTTGGATGAGTAGCTGACGAGTAACGTCAGTAAACGCACCAAGAGTCTTAGGAGTCATTGACACCTGACCGACAGTCATTTCGCTCTCAGTAGCCGCGCCACCTTCAGTAGCAATCCAAGCAGCAGTTGCAGCAGCCGTTTTCTTGGGGATTTTAACATCGCCAGAAAGACCAGAAAGCATAGTTGCGCCAGCTTGCATTACGCTTGAAGCGTTACGCAGTACGTCGATGAAATCACCACCACGGAAGTCGTCAGTGAAAAGATTAGAGTCGTCCGCAGAGTTCAGATCACGTTTCCAGTTCTTCATAACCTCAGCAGGAAGCATGATGCCCTGAGCTGAACGACCATAAGCCTCAGATGCAGCGCGTGATGCCTCGAACTCAAACGCAGCAGCTTCTTGAGCGCGACGATCAGTTGGGTTAGCAAGTGCGTGGATAGCGCGAACCATTGAGAAGCGTTGAACTTCTTTCTTGGTCATACCAATGTCTTGCGACTCAAGAGCGCGTTCGCTACCAACAGCCTCAAGGACTTGGCCTCGGAACTCTTCGATAGATGCGCCTGAAGAAATAGCTTTCTCAGCTAGATCGGTTTGGTTGTGACGCTTGCCAAGCTCAATTATTTGGCTTGCATTCTTTTGGGCAGACTGACGGGCTGTAGCCTCTACTGCCGCGATATCAACTTCTGACATAGTAATGTCCTCTACATAAGTTACGATTTCGGGTTTTTTTGGCTGCTCGCTAGACCTACCCACGCCAACTGTCACATCAGCGGGAATTGATACCAGGCTTGCTTCCATAGGTCTCCAAGACTTCGCGATGTAAGTTTCGCTGTTCCTAGAGTCTTTTTGCATCTTGCTAATGGAATAACCAACGCTGATATTAGCGCGTATTCCATCAACCACATCCGTGAAAGCCTCACTAGCAAGTGCGCCTTTTCCAAAGCGTACTGTCGCTCGTAGTCTACGAGCCGAGCCGTCAAGTTCCACCGATTCTATTACGCCGATCTGCTTTTCTGGGTCGTGATCCAGTAACAGTGGCGCTCGTCCAGATGCGAGGAATGATAAATCAATCGCGTCCGCACTATGTTCTAATACCTCGTTGCCGAATGACCTAGCAACAGGCTCTTCCGAAGAGATAGCAATGCGTACAGTGCGTGACTCTTCGTTAATTGGGTCGGCCTCAATAGCCATCGCTCGATGAACGACTTCTACTGACGCTTTGCGCTCTTCAGTTTCCTCTAAGACCGCTTCAACGACCTCTTCTTGCCGCTCTTCTGCGACAATAGCTACTTCTTCTATAGTAGCTTCGATTTCTTCGCTCATTGGCGATTCCTCGGTTAGTAATTCTTCAGGCAATGATACCACATCATCATTCTGCATTATTTTCACCATCGTCGCTGGTTATGTCGGGGATTACCCCAACCTGAGTCGCTGCGTAAGGCTCTAAGGCGTACTTAATACCAAACTGCTCTGCAAGCAGCTTATCACGAGCTATCTGAGACATAAGTTCCTCAGCGTCTTTACCGTACTGGCTTGCAACGTCCTGAATGCTCAGAATACCGTTTTTAAGACCTACTACAGATGCGTTCATTTCTTTAAGCGGGTCAATCCACGACCAGCCCTTACCTTTAAACTCTGCGGCACTAGAAAACTTGTTGTACTTATCAATAGAGATGCCGAAGTTGTTCATCTCCATCGAGGACTCTAGCCAAGACTCATAGATAGGTCGCACAAAGTGGTCGATCATGAACTGCTGAGTGTCACGGTAGAAATCACGCTCTTCTAGTGCGCCCTGACGGATAGAGGAGTAGCTTGTTGCTTCTAGGTCGTTAGACAGAGACGTATAGCTAATTCCAAGAGCTGAAGCGATGCTCTTTAACACCGACTTATGGAAGCTCTCAAACTCATTGTTAGGGTTCTGTGGGTCGAACGCTTGGAAATTAACGCCAGTAGGCAACTGATGGAATGAACCCGGCTCTGCGTCCATGATAGGCACTTGATTATCTAGGTCATCTGGGACGAACCCATCACCACCTGCGCTAGTGAAGAAGCCCATCTTACTAGCTCCAACACGCGCTGCGACTAATGCCGCCTCAATGTAAGCTCCTAACTGTTTTAAACCAGCCATCGC